CGACAGTACCGATGCGTCCATAGGGATTGATAAGTCCGTCTGCAGGTTGCATGGCTGGCATTTGACCCTGAACTTCTGGATCAATAGATGCCATTGCTTTGGCCTTCATGGCCTTGTTGACTGCTTCTTTTGCTTTGGCGTTGTCCATCATCAGGATCCTTTTTTAGATTTGGGTTGATTTAAACCCATAGGTAATTGACCAGTCATTGGCAGGCGCTGCATTAAAAACTGTTGCGCAGCTGTAGCAATTTGTTCTTGCTGAAACTCAGCTCTGGCCATATTGCTTGGCATGAACATTGCGTTCTGCGGAAGCGGTGAACCGGGGAGGTTGAGTTTTAAGTACGCTCCTTCTAAATCTCGCGGCATAGGTGGCATAGGTGCGTTGGGAGAACCGACACCTGCTTCCATGTCCTGAGCACGATAAGCGGAGTACTCATCCGTCTGGCCTAAAACGACCTGACGTTGAATATCACCAGCGCCAAATTGTACAAGCCCAGGAGCACCGAGGGCTCCACCAGCAGTGCCAATTGCCTGAATAAAATCTTCAGCGCGTTTTCTGGCTCCTGCCTTTTTCTTTGCCATGATCAAATAAAAAATATGGGGGCAGTTTTACTACCCCCTTATTCTAAAACTAATTATGTTTGGAGATCACTCCATGACCAGAAGCTTGTCCCGGAAGATCTGAGGGTTCTGCTGAGCAGAGTTCAGATAACGCCAGGCATTCTGAGGGTCACGGTCGGCAACGTTGCCGAAGTTGTTCCAGAAATCGCCAGCGTTAGCGGGCTGCTGGGGCTGGGGAGGAACCGGCATGGAAGGACGCTCAGGAGCCACGGCTTGCTGCTGCAGCTGCTGGCCAACCTGCACGCCTTGAGGGACCTGTGCATAAGCAGGGGTCTCATCGGCGACAGGGTGAGGACCGTTCTCACCGAAGAACTCACAGGTGTAATCAGCGAGGATGTCCGGATCAGTCAGGATCGCTTCATAAGCTTTATGCTCATTAGCGAGACTTTCGAGCAGATTAACGGCTTCGTTAAGCTGTGCGTTTGACGTGATCAGCGCATCCTCAATCTGACAAGCGTAGGTGTTAAGAACCTGAGGTGCATCAGCACCGAAGTGATTAATAACTTCAACGCTTTCGTCGCTTACTCCGGCTGCCGCCAGTTGCTCCGGGGTTATCTCCAGAGAGGTTTGGGAAGAGCCGTTGGAATATGCCGGGTTGCTGTTGATCGAAGGCGTAGAGGTCTGCGTCGCCAAATTGCTGAATTGGAGACCCTGCTGGGAAGGGTAGCTGGCCGGATCCACGCTCTGGCTCTGAGTCGATTGTTGACCCAGGGACGGGAATTGGACGGGCGAACTCAGGAGCCCCACTACCCGGTTGAATGCCTCCTTGTAAGGATTCTCCGTTTGTTGGGGTGCCTGGTACTGCTGGGGGGCGTACTGAGTAGGGGTTGAGGCCTGCGGCTGGGCCGCCATCTGGGCCTGCATTTGCGGGGCTGGGGCCGTCACCTGCTGGTAAGGCGCCACCCACTGCTGGGTCGTTGCCACCGATGGAGCCTGCGCTGCCGTCTGGGCTGGAGCCGCGTAGCTGCTCGGTTGGGTCGGGGATACTTGGGGTGCTGACTGGGTCGGCATTGCGGTATCGGCCTGCATAAGTTACCTCTTTTTGTAGGCTTTCGAGTGTGCGGTAAAGGAAGGGGGTGAGATCTAATCTCGGATCCGCAGACATCGGAAGATTCGGTTGCTGCGGATGTGGTGTCCGCATTTCTTGATTGATTAGATCAATAAACGCGGAATAAGCCCTCTGTACTTCCCCTACCACGCGGAATGGGAAACCCGAGAGCATGCTCGCAATTTCGTCATCCGTTTTAGAAGGGAATAGATACTTCAGTGCTTCAATGCTATCAACACCTAACTCTTGCAAGTTTCTGGTGAAGATAGACTGGTTGAGTTTATCCTGTGTTGTATCTTCATACACAGGCCCCAACCAACGCCATTCGACTGTTCTATCGCCGTCAGGCGCAAGGCCAAGGACGCCGGGTGGGATATCCTTGGTCTCGACCGCTGCTTGAATCGCAGCTTCGAGCTTTTGCTCATATCGTGATTTTGCTTTTTCATATTTTGCCAATGCCTTCTCATCAGGCTCTTCTGGCAATACCGGCATTTTTATATTCATCTCATACGCCAATGATTTCCGGAAAATCTGCTCTTCCTGGAAAATAATCAACTCTAAACAACGACAGATGCCATATGTATAAAGCTGCAAGCACTTCTTCTTAGCAGTGGCACTAACACGACCGTAAGCAGATTTGTACTCTGTAGCAGTTACGTTTGTAATGCTCAGGTCATCAATACCACCAAGCGCTAGGCGAATCTCACTTCGCATTTGTTCGGCATAACGTGCCTGGTCAGTACTAACTGCATTAGGTGTAATAAAACCAACTCGATCAGTCGGTTCAAGGTTTGCAATAACACGTGGAACACGCATACCTGAACCAGGCTTACCAATGTATCCAGGTTGTTGACGAGTGACAGGGTCCTGCTTATACGTCGAGCTGCTCAGATTAAATTCAGACTGAAAACCTGATTGGCTTGAGATGCTAGGTCGCTGACCGGGATCATTCTGATCGTATTCAATGATGTCATTCTTTGGACGAGATGACAGAAGAGTCGGGTTTCCAAAGAATGAAAGGTTTGCCCTAATGTTTTTGACCATCTCGTCGTGAGCGATGATCTGGTTCGCCATCCAGTCGAACTCACCACTGCCTTCAGTTCCAAAAGCATCAGGGTTATTAAGTACCTCCACACATGGGATAAACTCCATGGTATTTTTGACTTCCGTCTTATTACTAAACGGAACGTCCTCCATGGGGTTATCGAAGTTAATCTCATGCTCGCTATGAGATTCTTCGATGGTGTCCGCAGTGATGCGGAGACGCATATACCTTTTATTAGTGTCTAAACCTACCCCTTTAAATCCTTTTGAGGAGCGTACTTTATAAGGGTAGATGATGATTACTTCTTCTAAATCACCCTCAGGTGAGTAGTAAGTCCTATAAGAATCTTTGTCAAACCAGTAGATGCGGTAAGTCTTTTGCGTAGGACGAATATAAAAAAGGCCTTTACCGTAAGCGAGAAAACGATCCCAGATCGAATCTAAACGCGCATCTAATCTGTTGAATTTAATTACTTGTTGAATAAAGTCATAACGTTGCGTACCCAAGTTATCTTGCAACGGGTAAAACTCCACACCCTGCCTGATCCCGAACATTTTCATCTGGGACAGGTGCGCGCTCACCAACATGGTGTCCGCAGGGCCTTCGCTATCGCGTGAAACTACCGATTTGAGGATAGCCTCAAGCTGTGATTTAGCACTATCGCCCATTCTGTTTAAGAGGTCTACTGATCAATATCGTAACCAGCTTCTACCCGTTTGAACGTAATTACACCATCTTCAGCCTCTACATCGAATCGTTCATTCGGTTGCAGGGCTAGATCATGGCACAATTCATCCGGTAGAGGGAGAATCGCAGAACCATAAGCATCTTGCTCAAGCTCTACTTCAAAGTAGCTGGGGGACATCGCGGTGAATATCTATAGTTTAAATCGTCAATACTCTAACTCTAGTTTTCCTCTGGTCATAAGACCATTGCAAAGCCAGACAAGTGCATCAACACAGTCATCATGTGAGCTTACACCGAAGTTCACAATCTCATCGGTCAACGCTTGAAATTTACGATATTTATTAAATACTATCTTCCTTTGCTCAAACATGCCCATAATGCCACGGAATCTGGCAACTTTATCTCCTCTAAAGCCTTTGACTGGATGCCAATGCATGTTATACAGGCCATGCTCTCCAAGGCAAATTCGTTTAAAGTCAGCCTCCAAAGAGGCCTGATATGCGACGGCTTCTGACCAGATTTCGATACCGCTGCCCGTGGGGAAGTACTGGTCCTTATCTTTACTTATGACACCCCATTCTTCCATCATTTCCATTAATGCTTCGAGCTTCTCAAGGTTACCCATGATACGAAGTCTCTTGCAATCAATGATGTGAATCTTCCCTCCCACGCGCCCTCCCATCACGAAGACGGTGTAGTCGTTCCGTTCACGAACGCCCGCTGATAAATCCACCCCGACCCCTAAGGTTTCGAATTGCATGTCGATGGTTCCCTTGATGATTAGATCAGGGGACAACGAAAGCTCACTAGTTTGGACGACCTGATTTTGATACTGAAAGCTAAAGGCAACAGGGGCCTGGCGGCGTCGGTCACGTAGGTAATCAAGCGACCACATGTCCGGCCAATACGAGATCTCATCTCCGTTGTCATCGACCGTGATAGCAGACTGGAT